GAACTCATACAATCCTTGCGACTCACCCAAGCCATCCTCGTTTTCGGCTTTGCCATCTCGTCTATCGTCCAAACCGCTTACGTGCTCCAACAACTTAACGCCATCACTTCAGCCATCTCTGGCTTGAACCACACTGTTTCGGAAGGCCTCCACATTCTCGAGGCTCAACTCGGCGGCAGTGTCTTCAGACTAGACCAGCTGTATGTCTCCGTTGAAGCTATCCTAGGTGAAGTTAAAGACCTTGATGCCATCTCTGTTAACATATCTGGTGATGACTTTAACATCACGATGGAGTTGGGAGAATTGGAGGAAACCGCCAAACTTATCCTCTACGACATGCGCCTTGGGCAGGCCAACATCGTCCAGGCGATCAATGCTGGCTCCAACTTAACTGATGAGATCTTTAACAGTGAGGATGGTTGGGGCCACTCGGTGAAGAACCACCTTGAAGACGCTGATGAGTTCTTGTCAGCCATCTCTGACAGCATTGACATCATCCACGACATAATAGATACCGTTGGCGCCATCATACAGGGGGCGCAGCAGATAACTCTGAACGGCATTCTTAAAGCCCTCCAAGGTGGCGCTTTCAACGAGAAAGTCTATTTGGCTGTAGCAGAAGCCGAGTGGACTCTTGAGGTTGGTAACCTAGAGATGACTCTACTTGAAGCGACTGCGTTAGAGACCGCCGACGTCCTACTTGACGCTTGCGTATCAGCGTTAGGTGAAGGTCCCATCGAATGCGTCGGTGGCGAGTTCATGGAGTTTGCTATCGAAGGTCTTGCTGCCGAAGGTTTAACATCTTCTTCAGTTAAGCTGGAACCAGTTGCGAGACGGCAACCAACTAGACCTCGTTTTCTGAACAGTTGCACTTTTGACCCCCAGGTGTTTCCAAACCACTTGTATACCTGTCCGTCCCCTTCCTACTACGTTACACCTTTGCCTTGTCCCTAAAGGACTTACCACTTGCTGCAATATTTGTGCTTAGGTAATTCTTCCCGTCTTCCGCTCCGCGCTATCCGCTAATTTTCCTGTTCCGCGCCCAGCATTCCGCTAAGCATGTCCGCAGAAAATCTCGGCCAAATCCCGGCTCCATCCGGATCCCTATCCACGTTCAGCAATTCCAAAGCGTCGCTCTACGGCGAAGAAATCGTTAAATTTCCTTTTCGCGTGAACATACCCATCCTCCCGAACCCCAAGCCTGACGAGAGTTTTGCAGCTTTCACCCTACCAATCACGTCGACGCTTCAAAAGACTTTCTTTGATGCCTTCGAGTATTACACCTTCGAAGCTCTGACCCTCGACCTCCAGTGCACGGCTCCCCTCGGCACAGCTTCTGGCGCCATCCAGGTAGGTTACTTCAGCGATCCGCTCAATGCTGGTATCCCGACCACCCTCGCTGAAGCCAAGACGAAGATCGGATCAACTGATGGCTGGGTCATGATTCGCCCTAGAGATAGCAAAGCTCTCCAGATACCCGTCGATGTCCACCCGCTGCTTCCTGGTTGGCGTTTTGTTCGTGAGGACACAGCCAACATCCGCATGTCGTCCTTCGGTACTGTCGTTGGCATCACAGCCGAGCCACCTGCTATCGGTGATGGCACCGTCTACGAGGGCTGGCTCCACGGTTGGGCTGTAGGAAAGCGCCGCACACAACAGACTGGCTCGGTCGCAGCCTACATGCGTTTCAAGACGAATTGGGGCTTGCAGGCATTTGAGTGGGACTATGTTACCAATTGCCCATTCATCGCTTTCCAGACTGATGTCCCGATTGCCGTCCCCGCCCAAGACGCCGCTCAGCTTCTCTTCGACGAAGTCATAAGCGCACCAATTAAAGTCACCGGCAAAGATCAAGCTG